CAAAGACAAAGAATATTATTTTGATTTTGGAGAAGGTATGGTAGGAGAAGAGTTTTCTTTAAAGTTAAAGGAGTATAGAAATCAGGCCCAGAAAGAATATCCAAAATTGATAACTCAACATCATACGATAAAAGATGAGTTACGATTGTTGCATAAAGTCAACAAACCCAGAACTTTTGGGGTTGATTCATTAGCGACACAGTTCGAGATGAAGAGATTGATGGGAGATTTGTTCGTAAAAATTCGAAATCGAAAGTGGGAAAATGGAGTAGCTATTGGAGTTAACCCTTATGCTGATTGGGATGTTCTATACCAAGAATGAGTAAATGTAAGTTGTGTTGGGATGGAGATATAGGAGAATGGGATGCCAGCATTTCTCCTGAAATACAAGATTTATTAAATGATAGAGTAAGTCGAAAATTCGTAGGGTCATTAGAAGATCGAGTGATTTTGGAGCGAGTTTTATCGTTATCAGTTCAAAGTTGGGTTGTAGCAGGAAACAAAAGGATGTTTAAAACTCACGGTATATTATCGGGAATGTGGATAACTAATTTGTTCAATAGTATAATTAACAGGTGTTATACAGCTGGCTGGTATTACCGTGAATATGTGAAAAGATTTGGAGAAGAACCTACTGTCTCACAGTTTTTAAGGGAGATAGTAGATATTGTCCAAGGAGACGATAAAATTGTAGGAATGAGGTCTAAGGATTTGTTAGCTCATGAATATTTAAATGCTATAACTATGAGGGAGTACTATGAGAGTTGTGGTATGACTTTCACCGATGGTAAGAAAGGATTAATAGATTATAAAGGTAAGCCTTTAGAAGATTGTTCTTTTCTAAATCGGAATTTTCGATTTCATGATGATTTGATGAAAGTAGTAGGCCCTATAGATGCTGAGACGATCACCAATTCATTAATGTGGTATAAAGATGACAATGAGCATGATGAGATCATGCAAGATAAGCTTTTAGTTTTCCAAAGGGAAGCTTATTTAATGGATCCAGAAATAGGAAGAAATTTAGTCAGTATAGTAGCTAAATCAATTCAAGCTAATAAGTTAGCATATCGATTGGTGAGCGAAGAATACATTAGAAATATGTTTTTGGAGGATCCAAATGGAGCGTACGACCATACTAAGCGTACGAATGGAAAATATTATTAACCTGCATTGCAGGTTTTCCAGTGTTTCGAGTACGAAACTTTTTGTAAATAAAATAAATAATAATT